GCGCCGGACGCGCTATTGGTCACAAACAGGCAGTCCTTGGCCATTAACGTGCAACTGCTACCGCGGAATGCGGCGCGATGGCTGTTATAATAACCGTAATTGTCAATGTACCAGTGCGTGCCGTACAGATTGATAGCCGCCGCCGAGGATGGCGTGTAGCTGCCGCTGCCTGCCCCGCCAAACCGGTTCCAGATGTATGCAATGCCAAGTTGCGGGTTTTGCTCCTTGATCGTACAGCCGCGCGTCCCCATCTCGGCGGCGTCCCCACTGTTCCATATCTCGCCCAGCGTCAGCGTCGCGCCCCCGGTGACGTACCAGAACGCGCCATGCACGAACGTTAGTGCTAAATCCTTAAGCGTTACCGCTGTCGTGGTGCTTTCGTCGCCTACGATCAAGCACGCGCCAAACGTGTAATTGCCGGGGTAGGCCGCAGCAATCAGGCCCCAACGCCTCTGCGTCACCTCCACCGTACCGTCCGACCAGCCGGCACAGGCTACGTCAGTCAGGTCGGAAAAATAGCGGGTTGAAGAATATGTCCCGTTGCCTGCCGAAACGTCGAGCGTCTCGGTGAATGCCGCGCCGCCATAGTCGAGGCCGGTCAGCGTCACTGTGTCGCCCGCGCCTGACGTCCCACCGGCCAGGGTCACGTCCACCTTGGACATGGCCCGGAGGGAGCGCACCGGCATTCGGAGCGGCGTCATGCTGGCCGCTGGCGTGGCCGCCGCCAGCAGCGTGTAACTGCCGGCCAGGTCAGCCGTCACCGCGCTGTCAAGATCGGTCACAGTGCCGGTCACTTGCAGCGCCTTGAACAGCCATCCCACCTTGTTCGTTGCGTTGGCCCCGCCCTCGGTGAGGCCGGTCAGGGCAGAAATCCGACAACGGATTGCCATGCCCTTATCCATGTCAGCGTACCAGTCTTCATCCGGCGGCGTAAACAGGACAATCTGCGTCCCGGTCGCCGTCAGCGCGTTGGGGTTGCTCACGGGCAACGTGGCCCACGTGCTACTCCCCGTCTTGTATTCCCAGGTAAACGTCACGCTGGACGCTGCGAACGCAGTCCCGACCTCCAGCTTGATACCCCAGTATTGCCTGGTAGCGGCGAAATACAGGTAGTCGCCCACTACCGCAGCATCGCTGAAATAATCAAATGCGGCGGTGTTCCAGTAGTTCGTACCGGTCGCGTTGAGCGCGATATTCGCCACGCGGGGGTCGCCAGTCGAGAGAAACGGGTTAGCCGTCTCCCAACGATCACGTACTGACCAGGTCATGCGGCCTCCACCAGCGCCACAATGTCAGCCCACGCCGGCAGCCGGCCCGCAGCAAGCCCCGCGTCCACCAGCGCCACGGCGTCATTATAGCCCGTCGCCAGTCGCGAGCGTAGCACGTCGTAATCCACCCATAGCCGCGCCGCTGCAATGTCGGCCTCGGTCACGTCGGCCCCCAGGTTGGACTGCGACCAGGACGGTCGCACTACATCCGCCAGCGCATCGATGGCCGCGGCCTGTTGCTGCGTGACAACGCCAGCCTGCGCCAGTGTGTCGAACATCTGGACACTGGCGGGGCTGTCGAGGTCAACGTCTGCGAACCGGGCGGACGCCAGATCAAGCACCGTCTGGCAGACGGCCCGCAGGTCTGCCGGGGTGCGGTCTGACGCAACGGCAACGCGGAGCGCGGTGTAGACGCCGGTCTCCATAGCGCGCGCCTGTAAATCACCAATAGTAACGCGCTGGCGCGCAGTGGTCGCCGCGTTGAGCGCGTCCGCAATCTCCGCGTCCGTCATGCCGGCGTAAGCGGGCTTGCTGATTTCATCGTACAGACGTCGATAGTTGGTCATTACTTCAGCTCCATCGTTGTGTTGCTAGTTGTCGTCCTGTGCGTAACCCAAGCGCTGTAATCCGTTCAGCGTCGCGCCTCGGCCAGCCCACCGCGCACTGCTCTCGTGATCTGCCCGGAGCCGCGCGCCGCCCAGCCCGACCCCGCCGCGCGCGGCCAGGCCAATGCCAATGCTACGCAGCCGGGCAAGCCACTCGTCCCGCGGATTTCGAGACAACGCCGTTGTAATCATCTCCAAGTCCTTGCTCCACCGGACCCGCCAACCTCAAACGGCATCGCGCACCACGTAGCGCACGTTACCCCAGTCGCCGTCCAGCACGTAATACGCCCGCACCTCGCCGCTGTGGAGGTGCTCAGCCCGCTGCGCCACGTAGCGCCGGTTGTGCCACGTTACGTCAAATTCGCCGCTGTTGGGCACAAAGCCATCGGCAAAGATGCGCTGCTGCAAGGCTGCGCTGGGGTTGAACTGGATCACCTGTGCACTGGCCGCACCTGCCAGCAACGCCTCGTCCAGCGTCTCAGGCTCCTGCGGCGTTGCGCGGTAGATGATGCGCCGGTAAACCGCGGCGTAGCAGACATGACGTTTCCAGGGTAGGCCCATGCCCCAGAACGTGTCGCTCTTGCCATCGGCCACCTGCACCCAGTACGGCCCCGGCACCGTCCAAGCGTCGTAGTGCTCGTACAAATCCCAGTGCGCCAGGTTGCCGCCGAAGATCGTAGCCTCAACCCGCTCATCGTACTGCGGCAAGCGGTGCGTGGGCCAGCCGTGCCAGATGCGCGTCCCGTTGATGCGCTGGCCGGTCTCGTCTACAACGTCCACGTCCACCGAATGACGGCCAGCCGCGGCGACCTCGTCGATGAACACCGCGCTGACAAGCTTGTAGTACACGTCGCCATCGGCCAGATCGGCGGGCTTGAGCAGCCCGCACGCCACGCCAAGAACCTTGTCGCCTTCGACGCGCGCGGCGCTCAAGTCCGGGTCCCAGTAGACGCCGGGATCGACCTCAACGCGGGCGGCCTCGCGCCGCACTGCGGGGCATTCGGGGATGGGGGTAATATCTTGCATGATCGTCTCCTTACTGCACTTGGCTAACCCGGCATCACTGCGGCCCGGACTGCCAGCCCCCAAAGGGACTGACAGCCCGGCGACCGCAGTCAGTCGTCACTGAGGCGGCGAGGCCGTCAGGTAGTCCTCCGGGCAGAACGCCGTGGAGAGATAGTCCTCGGCGTAGTAGCTGGAAGTCGGATCGGGCGACAGCGGGTTCAGCGGCCCCATGCACGCCACATCCTGGATACGCGCCTGCGCCCAAGGCGCAGAACACCACAGGTTGGGACGGAAGACAACGGTCGGCTGGATGCACTCGTTGTCAGTCTTCCAGTACCACAGGAAACGCCCGCCGTCGGTCGCCTTGTAGTGCCCATTGCCGGATACCTCGCCGAAGCGGTTGGCCGGCTTGCTCATGTCGATGTACTGGCCGCGCAACACCGGCACGGCGCCGTTGTTGACCGCACGGGTCAGCACGTAGATGTCACCCGTGAAGTAGGTCGCATTGTGCGTCACCGCCTGCCAGTCGTAGGTCAGTACCGGCACCGGCTGGCTGTCCACGAAGATCTGGCCGTCGCCATACTGGCCGCCGTTCAGGCTGTTGCGGAAGGTGCGGGCTTCGAGGGTGTTGAGATTGGCCTCGTTGTACTGCGCGCCGGGGCAAACCGACCAGCAGGTGAACGCGTCCAACAGACAATCCCTCAGGAAGGTGGGCAGCATGATCACCATGTCGCCCACAGCCGCCCGTCCCATGCCAGCCCAGGTGATGCGCTGGCGGATGCGCCGCACGATGGCAATCACGTAATCCACCAGGGCGTGCTGGCCGTTGAGCTTGTAGCTCATGGCGTGGTTGGCCCAGTTGACCACGATGCTGTCCATCGCCGAACAGCGCACGCCGTTGGTGACATTGACATAGCCGGTGTTGACGATCCGTTCCAGGCCCTCGAACTGATTGGCGCTGGAACCGTTGCCGGTGATGACCATGCGCTTCAGGTCGTCGTAGACCACCCGACCGGCCAGCACCGTGGACCAGGTCAGGTCGTCGTCGATCTGGCGCCCGTCCAGGGTGTAGACCGGTTGCTCAGCCCACAGGCGCCGGTTGTTTTCGGTCAGGTCGCGAGTCGGGCCAGAGCGCGCCAGCCGTCCTTTGTCCGGCAGCAGGATTTCACACGTCCCGAATTCCACGCCCGCGGCGTCGTCACACGCGGCCTTTTCGCCCGTACCCTGCGTACCGCTGGCGGTTCCGCTCGGCCCGGTGTAGGACAGCAGCTTGACGAACTGCCGACACTCGTCGTTGGCCACCCAGCCCATCCAGGCCAGGAACGCCTCATCCTGCATGGTCAGCGAGAAGAGAGGCGAGTTGGATTGATCCTGGAACAGGCCGCAGCAGCCGGTCAGACTGCCCAGGCCGCTCAGGGTCAGGCTCGCTTCCTTCCCGCGCATTCCGGGCAACTGGTTCGCACCGTAGCTGCCGCCGTTGCCCGACAGAGCGCCGGTGGCCGCGGCCATGCGGAGCAGTTGCTCGATATCGATATTCAATGCCATGGTGTTCTTCTCCTTGGATTTCCTGTCAGCGACCTTCGTCGCTGTGTACCGTCTGCTTGAGCAGCGACAGGAAGTCCACAGACTGGCCAGCGTCCGGGTTGGCGCTGGCATCTTCCTTTGCGACGGCAGTCGGTCGGTGCATCCCCTGCGCCAGCCGCACGGTAGCCCGCGGCAAGTTCGCCACCTTTTCCGCCACCTTCGCCTCGTCAGACCGTCGCAAGTCAGCCACCGCACCTGCCAGCTTCTCGACAGCCGCCTGCAGGACGATCAGGCTGTCGGCCACTGGCCGCACTTGCTCAGTCACGATCTCCGGGAGTTGCGCCAGCACGCTGGCCTTGGCCTGTTCGGCCACGCCAGCCAGCGCCTCCGGCTCCAACACCACCTCCAACGCCTCGCCGACCAACGCCTGGCCGGCCAGGGCCTTTTCGCCCTCGTCGACCTCCGGGGCGTCCGGGTTGACGCTCTCATCCGGGGCTTCCTGCTGCTCGGCGGCGGCGTCAGCCGCATCGGCCTCTACCACCTCCTTGAAGCGGATGCCCGACCCTGCCAGCGCTTTGGCGTTCTCTTCCAGACTTGCCTCGATCACGGCTGCCAGCTCTTCACCCAGCACCCGCTGAAGCTCCGCGCGCTTGATTTCATCCAGCTTTGCCATCTTTGACACCTCCGATAGCGATAGGGCCGACCAAGGGAACGCCGCTTTTCCCTTGGGCAGCAGACTACGTTCAACGATCGCGCCCGGCGGCAGGTAAACCCCGTCGTCGCTGCGATTGACGTATAGAAATTTGATCGAACAGCCATACTCTTTGGCGTGTTCGGCGTAATAGGTCGCGGCCTGGCGGCCGGCTGGCGTGTCGTCAAAGGTTCCGCTTTCCAGCAACAGCCCCGGCTCGCCGATCACCGCCTGGAAATCGCAACTGCCCACATCTGCGCCGGGGATGTGAAAGATGCGCAACGGCCCGCGCTCCTTGGTGCGGTCAGCCAGTTCCACGGCGCTGCGCAGGAAGTCCGTCGAGACCACCTCGCCGTCCCGATCCTCGAAGCCGCCGCTGCTGACTGTCACCCAGCGCACGCTGCCCGACGCCTCCTTGAACACGGTCAGTCCGGCGTACACCGGCACAACCCGGCGCCACGCGTCGCGCGGCCCGAAGCGAACGCCCGTCACCACCTGCTCGTCAGCCACATCGGCCACTTCGATGCTTTCGATGGGCACGCGGTAATAGCGGGTGTACGGGGACGCGTCGCCGCTCCCGTCCGTGACCACCACCGCATCGTCGTACATCTCAACTACCCACATCTGCGGGTAAAGCTGCCGGAATTCCTGACTGGCAAAGTTGCTTAGCGTCATCAGGTTGACCGCCTTCTCGCTGGCCAGCCGGCTGACTTCCTGGCGGCGCAGAATGGTCTCGGCCACATCCGGCGGCAACACCGACAGGTCAGGGTCAGGCTCCGCGCCGGCTGGCTCCGCGGTCTCTTTCGTCGTTGCCCGACCCAGCAGCTTGTCCAGCAGATCGTTCATGTTGATCATCTCGTTTTTCCTTTTGGCGGTAGCGGCCCGCCGCACAGCTTTCCAGGCCGCCCGGTGCGCCTGGCCTTCGTCGTTGCCTGCCTTGGCGTTGTACACCGCCAACCACACCTCTCCCAGCCACGCTGGCAGCTCGCGCACCTGGTTCGGCGTCGCCTGGTCGTAAAGCGTCAGACCGGTCATGCGCCTACTCCCAGCGTCCGCTTGATGGCGGTCAGCCCGGCGGCGATGCGCGTCTTGAAGTAGGCTTCGCTGGCCGGGTCAGTGAACGCCTTGCGCATGTAGTGCCACGGCTTCATGCCCTTGACAGAGCGGGCAAAGACCAGGTAGGTGTCGGCCTTGCGGTTGGCCTTGAGCTTGCCCTTGCGCATCTTCATGCCGCTGGCTATCAGCTTGTGGCCCGCGCCGGCGCTCTTCCACGCCAAGACCTTGGCCACCTTCGGCGTGATGGGCCGCGCCTCTGGCCCGAAGATGCCGGTGCCCTCCTCGACCCAGCGGGCATAGCGCAGGTTGGTACCCACGTCGATGCTCGCCAAAGCCGCCCGGAATTCCGGCTTGCCGACGGTGATCGACTTGCCCAATGTCCCTGTGCGCTTGTAACTGGAACTGTCCGGCTTGGGCGGATAGGTCGCAGCCTTGGCCCGCACATAGCGCCCCGTGTCGGTCAGCGCCTTGCTCATCTCGGCGCGCGTGACCGCCTGCATCTGCGCGGCCGTGGGGAGCTTTTTCTTGGAAGAAGGGACGTAAGGCATTGCTTTTATCCTCGTTGTGTGCTAGACTTAGAACGTCTAGAAGCTCGCCGGTCTCCAGGGTTGTCGCCTACACCGGACAACCACATACCGTAACGTTTGCCCTATGGCCCGTCGCCCACCGCAGCCGGCAGCTTCTAGACAAAGCGCCAGCGGTGGGCGGTGGGCCATAGTGCGTGAAAGGACACAACCATGTGGATTTTTCTGTCGGATAGTTTCTTGTCGATTGTTGCGCACCGGTTGCTTCCCGACATGCTTTTGGTGCGCGCCCGGCAAGCGGGCGATATTGAAACGATCTTCCCCGCCGCGGCTGTCGAATACACGCCCGAACGGGACTACCACTACCGCACGGTCTTGCCGCGCCACGAAGTCAGCCAGATGTTGTCGCACCAGATCGAATGGATCAGCTACGACAACTTCAAGAACTCTGTCGGCGATGACTACCGGCACGGCTTCTACTTCCGCGCCTACAACGCCATGTTCAGCTTCGGCCAGCAAGTGCGCCGGGGGGTCCAGCGCCGGTTCGGCTACTAAGAACCTATCCATTATTGATGTACTCCCTGTCCAGGTAGTCCTTCGGCCAGCCGTGCGCCAGGGCAATCGTCGCCGCGTCCCTGGCCGATGCGGCTTGCACTGCGTCGATGCGACCGCGCCTGGTCAGCACCTCATCGGCTTGGCGCCACCAATAGTCAAGCGCGCCCAGGGGGTCAGTCACCTTCCGCATATCGCCGTATGTGTCTTCCAGCGGCTTGTAACGCTTTTGCGCCACAAGGGCCACCTCGTCTTCGTTGGCCGCCCAGGCTGCGACCAACACCCACCGGTCAAGGCTCCCTGCCACCCGGTGCCATTCCAGCATCGCCTGATACTCATGCAAAACGGGGGGCGGGGTTATCAGCGGTTCGCTCTCCGCTTGAGCGTCGACCGCAATCTGCAAATAGTGCTTGATCTCGGCCCTGTCGCTGTTCTTCACCCAGCGGGCAATCTTCGCCCGCTGGTCGTCGTTCCAGATCGGCCCAATTTCCACGGTGATGTAGTCGCAGTCCAGAAGCACCGCGTAATCATCCTCAGTCACCTTCTTGACCCGCATCGCGTGGCCGCTCGAATCTTCGCCTATCCACCGCCAGGCGAAAATGCGACGGTCGGCATCCCAGAGCATGTCAACCGTGGGCCATTCCTGTTCAAGATCGCCCGGCGACCCATCCGGGTAATGCCAACGCAACCCGACCGTCGCTTCGCCCTCGGCGATGTAGTAATCAATAAGTGGCATCGACATGGCTATGACCTCTTTACCCAGACTGCATCTTCAACGGGCGTTCCCTGCAAATGGGTTATCCCGTAGCTCTTGAACAGCTTGATGATCTCTTTCCGTTCCGTCTCTGATTGCGCACGAACCGAGATCAGGTAGTCTACCAACGAGACGCCTCGCTTGACATTCGTCTCGTTGCTGATGCTGCTTGCGTTTTTCTTCCATCCGTCGATCGTTCGTTGCCGATGCTCTGCAATGAACTCGGGATATGATTTTCCGAAGTAATCCCTGCGGTAACTCACCACGTCGGTATCCAGCAACAGCACAGGGTCAAAGAACAGGTTGCCTGCGCTGGCGCCTCGCCATCCGCTGCCCGCGATGCGGGTGAACGCGTAGGTCGATCCGCCGCTCTGTTCGTCTGACTCCTTGCTCTCCTCGCGTGCGAACACACCCAGGCGCGCCTTCTCTTCGTTGGAGATCAGGGAACCGTTGTTGTTCAGTATCACCTCCAAGTGCGACAGGCTGGGCCCGCCGCCGTAGAGCTTGTTGAGGTTGTGCTGAAGCGCATACCCTGGCATCTCTCGCTGCAAGTCTTCCACCGTGATGTCGAAGCGGCGCCAACGTGGAATGCCGAACTCTCCATCCTTCTGTCTCAGGACAGGGGCGGGCGAGTCGAAGTGCGGCCGCGGCTGGTAGCTCGGCAGCTTGGTCACGTCGGCCACGCCCAGCCGCTTGTTCCAGTAGCGTTTCAGCTCCTCGGTCTGCTGGCTCACTGTGGCGCTGGCTGTCACGATAGATGACAGATCGCCGCCGGCTGCATAGGTCGTCTTGATCAAATACATCCATTCCACATCCTGCGGCGTGGCCAGCCGGTTGTTCAAGCCGATGTCGCCCAGGAAAGTCAGCGCCTCCTGAATGTTCTCTTCGGTCGCCTTGCCGTCAATGATAATCCGGGCCATGCCCTGCTTGGCATACTGCGAATCGTTGCCGTTGGCGTGCGGGATGTAGTTCAGACGAAGTGTGCCGCTCGGCGAAACGATGTTGAGCGCCTTGCCGCTGTAGGTGCGCTGGCGCCCAGGGGTCTGGATGATGCGCCCGTTTTCGTTGCGCACCTCCATGCTGGACACCTTGACCGCCGTCACGTCCACCCGCCGCGGCCGACGCGTCTCCGGTCGCTCTTCCTTGGCGGGCGGCGGCGGCGTGTACTGCACAGCCAGCACCCCGAACATGCCTTTGTCGCCAGCGGCGATGGCTTCGTCCAGTTTGACGATGTAATCCAGATAATACGCCGCTATCGGATCGCCGTCGGACCTGAGTTGCAGCTTCGCCAGGAGCACCTTGGTGTTTTCCTTGGTGTACTGCGGGACGATCTGGTCTGCCCACGGCTTGTAGTGATGGTTGTAGCTGACGGCGACCTTCTGTACATCAGACCAATACGGATCGCTGACGTTGGGCTTCGGCGCGGCGGTTGTGCTGACCGGCAGATCGCCCAGGTTGGCGAACATGCGACCTTCCGCTTCCTTGCGCACCTTGAACTCGATCACCGTACCATCGCCCTCGATCTCGTAAATCAGCCCGGTCATGTTTTCGATGTCCGCGCCGCCGAAGAGAAGCGACTTGCCCTGGAAGCCAGACCGCTTGATATCCGCTACCAGTCTGGCATCGACAGGGGTCAGGACGCCTCGGCCCGGCTCCGGCAAGCCCAGCGCCTTGCGTCGGGCCGCCTCGGCCTTCTCGTACAGCGCCCGCCAGTCCTTGCCGATGTTGTTTTTGCGGTCGGTCGCGGCTGCCAGGAACGCATCAATATCCCGGCCCGGCAACCGCCCGGCGGCCAGCGCCTTCTCGGCGTAGGGCCGCAGGATCGCCTGGAATTCGCCATCGTCCAGACCTTCGATGCGATTGATGAAGCCTTTGATCTCGGCGTGTTCCGGCCCAAACAGCCGCACATCCTGGCCAGCGGCGTAGGCCCGCAGCGTCTTGTTGTGCCAGGAATAGACGTTGACGTTGCTGTTGGGGTTGTAGTCCCAGTCCAGCCGGTCTTTGCCCCAGAACTTGAACGCCTGGCCTTTGTCGATGCCCACCAACCGGCCATCGTCCAGGACAAGCAGGTTCCCGTCGTGGCCGTCGTGGTTGGAAATCAGCCAGTCAAACAGCGCCTCCTTCTGCGCCTGTACCGTCTGGGCAGGGGTCAGCCGGTTCGTGTTTCGTACCGTCGTGCTGGCCTCAGTGTACCAGCGTTGCATTGATCCCACCCTGCCGCCGATCGTGACCACGTGCGTCTCTGCCGCCTCATGCCCCAGCGCGCCGGCCATGCGGTAGGTGGCCCGGTCGTTGTAGGCCAGGAATTCTTCCTGCGGCTTGAACATCCAACGACTGCCGTCGGGGGCATCGTAGAGCAGCGCCTCATGGGTTGCTCCCGACACCCGGCCACGCGAGATCAATTCGTCCGCCTTCCAGCGGAACTGCTGTTCCGGCTGGCGCTTGGGCGGCAGCGGCGTCTTGACCGGCGCCGCCTTGGCCTGTTGAATACGGTTGAGCAGTGCGGCCCGGTGCGATGCGTCTTGCAGCGCCTCGAACTCGCCGAACGCATCCTCCAAGATGGCCAGGTCGCGCTTGACGCCCGCCTTGTTGCTTCCCTGCTGGATCAACTCGGCGGCTTCCTCTTTCGACACCCACCGGATTTCCTCTGTTTCCATGTCCATCAGCGAGGCGTCGAAAGTCTTCGACCGCATGATGGCCATGTAGGTGTTGGTCGTACCACCTTTGTAGGGCTTGCTCAGAAGCCCGATCACCTGCCCCTCGTGTCCGGTCTCTTCGGCCACCTCGCGCAGCGCCGCGGTCAGAGGATGCTCTGTCGGTTCGATGCCGCCCTTGGGGAAGGTCCAGGCGTAGCCGCCAAACTCCCCCTTGGGCCGGCGCAGCAGCACCCGCCCGTTGTCGTCGAAGACCGCCGCGCCGTAGGATGTCGTGCGCTTGCCCTTCTTGACCGCGCCCCACAGCCCGTCGTCGTGCAGGTCTCGGCTCAGCAGCAGGTCGTGGTCGATGTCCCAGGCGTCCAGCGGGAAAACCTGCGGCGCCTTGGCAACGGTGGGCAGGACAGCCGCGTCGGCGTCGATGTAGACGGCTTGACTTGCGTCGAAGATGAACACCATGTTGCCGTCTATCACGCTGTCATAGCCCTTGTTTTTCAGCCAGGCGCCAAGCGGTGTTTTCTTATCCCAGCCATCGGCGACTGCCTGAGATATTGTCCCGCTTGGATGCGTGACAGGGTACGGGTTGTTAACCTTGACCTTCACCGGCACGTCTTCCGATACAAGATACTCCTCGAATAGTGTTGTATATTTTCCTACGACAGGAGAATTCATCATCTCGATGCCGTTTTGCAAGGCCCCCTCGTTCGGTATGTTGAAGTAGGTCTTGTCTGCCAGCGCCGATCCCTTCACCCAAGCGTCCGCATCGGCCTGCGTCATGGACGCTTGCCAAACGACAGCCGGCCTGTTGGCCGGTTCGCTCTCCGGCACCCCGGCGGGCAGGGCGGCCTTGCCCGGCGTCTTCTTCTTGGGCGGCTTCCAGGTCGAGGAAGACGGCTTGCCGTAGCGGTTGACCGTCACCACGGCGTTAGACGGGTCGAGGACGGTCAGACCGGTCAACGAACCATCCGACCCGACGTAGCCCACCGCGTCGTAGCCCGCCGCCGCGATCTCCTGCCCCAGCTTCTCCATGCCGACCTGGGCGTCAAAGCCCATTTCCTCCAAGACATCGGCCCAGCCTTCGCTCGGCACAATCAGAGGGTTCCGCACGTTGACCTGCACCGGCATGGAGATGGTCATGCCGACCGGCTTGCTGTATGTCGTCTTGAGATCAAGGTACTTCGGCGGTAGGCCGCCCGCCTTGATCTTGGCCCATTGCGCCGCCGGCGCTTGAGCGTAAAACTGCTGGTCTTTGTACGGCCCCCACGTCCACTGCGCCGCCTCGTCCAGCGTCATGGCCGGTTTCCAGGGGATGGTAGGCGACGGCACGGACGGCGGAACGTTCTTCGGCTTCTTCGGCTTCTTGGGTTGCGCCGGTTTCTTGGGCTGCGGCCCGCCCTCGCCTTGCAGCGTCAGCAGTTCCGTAAGCTCGGCCAGGTCTTCAACGATCCAGCACCGGCAGTTGACATGTCGCGGCGGGATGCCTATCTTCTCGCCGGTGGTCGGGTCAATGAAGGTGCCATGCTCTCCCACCGCGCCCTGCTGCTCGTTGGCCAAACCCAGCGGCCCGCACAGAGGACAGACCAACTCATCCATCGCCGTGCGCCAGCGTTGCCGTTTCAACCCGGCAGCCTCGAAGCTCTTCAGCCGGCTGTGAGCGTAGACGCGCGTCGTTTCGGTCTGCGCAATCACCCGCGCCCGGTCGTGCATGTTCGGGAACGGATTGGTCGGAACCAACTTCCAGATATCGTCTACCAGCGCCTCGAAGTCCTGGTCAGTCTCGATCCAGCGCGCGATGGCTTTGCCGATCTGCTCCCGCGTGCTTTCGTTGATCTGCTTGATCAGGGTATAGCCGTAGGCCAGGGCTTGGTCACGCGCCTGCGCATCGTAGATATCCCAGGCAACCTGTAAGCCTGTGCTGTCCACCTCCGCCTTGACGCTGGCGTTGGCTTGGTCGTAGATCGCCTGGATCACGGACAACACCTCGGCTTGCATCTGCGCTTCCAGGCTGGCCCAGTCCACCGCCACATCGAACGCCTGCTTGCTGCGCGCCCGGTCGGCTTGCGCTGCCAACAGATCGACCTTTGCCTCTGCCAATGCCCGGCGCAAGACTGACCGTTGATCCCTGAACGCCGCATAGAACGCATCGGCGAGGGCGTCTTCCGCCTCCCGGCGCTCGGCGTCCAGGGGATCCTCCGGCCAGCCCTGACCTACGGCTTTCGTTACGGGTATGTGGTTGTTAAAGTGCTGCGGATGCCGAAAGGGTCGTCTTGCCCGACCTCAGCGCGGGCGCGACGGGGCCAGTTCGGCACGGCGAAAACCTGGCGACTGGTCCACAGGGTGCGGATGTCGCCAGCCCGGTCGATACGCACGAAATCCTCGCCAGCCGCCAGCCCGGCCCGGCGCGCCTTCTCGGCCACCGGCTCGGCCGCGGCCGGCTGCGCTTCGGCGTCGTCAAGCGTGTTGGCGTCGCCGTGCGCCGTCACCTGGTCGGTAGCGTGCAACCAATCCGGCGCCGCATCCAACTCTACCAGCCAGCGCCGCGCCTCATCGGTCGTAATGATGCCCGCGCCCGCGCCCATCGCCGGCTCCCAGAGCTTGCGCACATTGTCGACCGCCGCCGCACGCACGCCCTCGCGCAGCAGGTCGTCTTCGCTGTCCTGTTGATCGAAACGGAACGCCAGACCTTCCGGCAGCACGTCCCAGTTGATCATGCGCTCGACACTGGCCAGCATTCGGCCAAAGCCCTTCCCTTTGGCCTTCTGCGCCTGCACCTCAGCCTCGGCCTTCGTGGCCCCGGTCTGCGACGCTGGCCAGAATTCCCGCACGTCTACCCCGAAGTCCAGGGAGAGGGTGTAGACGTAGTGCGTCACCGCCTGCTCCCGGTCGAAACCTTCCGGGATACCAGCAAAGGGGGTGAAGTCCACCTTGATGGGATTGATGGGCGACGCCTGCGCGGCCAGCCACAACAGACCCTTGAAGGTCGTCTGTTCCTTCGCCTCGCGGCTGGCTTTGTAGAGGTCGAACGCCGCCTTGACCTCAGTCTGCGTCATGCCGGTGATGGCGACAATGCCCGGCAGCGGCATATCAGCCAGGCGCTCCTCGTCGTAGTTGTAGAGCGCCAACAGCACCCGCGCCGCCTTCAGCGCCCGGCTGACCGCACAGAAACCCAGACCAAAGCGATGCTCCTGCGTAGACGGCATGTCCACGATGCGCCCGAAGTCGCTAGGCGCCAAGGGAACCGCCCGCCCGGACAGCCCGCCCGACGCCAGCCGCGGCTGGTAACGCAGGGGAAAGTCGGCGTTGCCGGTCAGTGCCAGCGTCCCGGCGTCCAGGTTGAACAGGCCAACGACCGGCCCCCCTGGCCCTTGGCGTCCCAACTCGACCACGCCACCCAGGTCAGTGACCAGGTAGTCTTGCAACAGCCTGTCCAGAAAGAAACTCCAACCCTGACCAGCCTCAGCTTCGGCCAGAATTTCCTGGTAGCGCCGCACCCGGTTACGCCCGCCCTCGATCTGCCAGTCCAGGGAGATGGCCTTGCTAACCATGCTGGCCAGCGCGCCGGAGAGGATCGGCTCGGCCTTGCTGAACTCGATCAGCTTGTCCGTGCGTCCGCTTGATCCCCATGGCGGTATCGCGTCGCCGGCGTAGGCGTCCCAGATCGTCCATAGCCAATTGGCTTGGTCCCTGGTCGTCTCGAAGCGGGGCTGTATGGATGTCACTGCGCTGTTGTTGGCTGGCATGGCAGGTCAAAAAACGAAAACCCCGCGAAAGACAGGCTCTCGCGGGGCACAGGGTTGCTACGGGGTGCAGCGGCGCTCGGCGGCGCTCAGCGTTATCAAGCCGGCTGCGTTTCCAGCATAGCACACGGCAAGCCAGATGTCAAGCCCCAACCGGCCCGCACTACAGCACGAACCCCCTTCCGCTGGCCTTGGCCGCCGCCGTTTCCACCTCGGCCAGATAGGCGCTCAGCTCCTTGACCAACTCCAAGATGCTCACCTGGCGCAACTGGCCGCATCGCGGGCAAACGATGGTCAGCGTCGGCCCCGCCACCTCGGCCAGCTTCCTGCCACAGCCGTGGCCCTGCGCGTCCGTACAGCGGATGTCGCTCACAGCACAAAGCCTACGCCGCCGGTCGGCTGCGCCGCATCGCGCCAGAACGCCATCACCACCGCGTCGCCGTCGTCGGGCGACCTCCCCAGCCGCTCTTTGATATCGTCCTTGCTCTCTACACGTATCCTGCCGCCCGACTGCACCCGCCAGTGCGGCGCGGTCAGGTCGCCGGTCAGCAGGTCATCGGGCGGCAGGGCAATGGGGGCCGGCCCGGCAGGGTCCAACAGTTCCCGCAGTTGCCAGTAGGCCGCTGCCCGCTTGTCAGCAAAGCCCAACTCCCCCGAAACATCCCGCTTGTCGGTGCGCTCTGAGGAGTTGAAGGCGTCTACCGCCCGGCCCATCTCCCGCAGCCGATCCACCACACCGGCGCCCACGCCGATCACGTCCACCACCGCCCGACCGCCCTGGGCTTCCAGCACGCCAGCCACCCGGCCCGCCGTCTGCATGGTATCCTCTTTTGAATGGCGCCGCAGCGCCTTGACGCCCGCCTCATGGCGCAGCGCCAGCACCGTGCGGTCGGAACCGTAGCGCGCCACGTCCACGCCGACGGTCAACAGCGGCCCCCAGTCGCCCGCCTCGCTGATGGCGTGCCAGCGCTCATTGGCCGCTTCCACCCAGGAGAGCGGGATCACGCCGTCTTCGTCGCCGCTGGCGAATTGCCCCTCGACCCGGTTCTGATAGACCGCGCTGTTTTCGCCCCATTGCTGACGGCGCTTCTCAGCCCACTTCTCGTCGATGCGCCCGGCGGCGACAGCCTCGTTCCTCGTCACGTGGCGCACCCACCAATCGTCATAGCCGGGCCGGCGCCGGTGAATGTCGTAGAAGCGCCCCACCGGCTCCCCTGGCGTCGAAATCGCCAGCCAGTAGGTAGACCCTGAGGACATGGCGCCTTCGGCCGCGTCCCAGGTGTCCGGCGGAATGGTCTTCGCCTCGTCGAACAGGTAGAGCAGGTGGTCAGCGTGCGCGCCTTCGATGAGCGCCGCCTGATTGGACGCCAGGGCAAAGGCTTCTCCGGTCGCCAGTTTCATGCTCAGCGTCAGCAACTCGGCGCGCCGATCCAGCGCGCCGCGCCCGATCCTGTCCCAACGCAGCCGATTTGACCACTTGTGGATTTCCGGCCACAGAAACTTGGTCAACTGTCGCCAGGCGCTGGCCGTGGTCGGTATCTTCCAATCCTCGCCGTCCCTGGTCAAGGCGAACCACAGGATCGCCAGCGAGGCCAGCGCCGTCTTGCCCAGTCCGTGCGGCCCGCGCACGCTGGCGCGCCGGCGGCTGGCCAGATGCGTCAGGACTTCAAGCTGATAGGGCGCGGGATGTTCGCCCGGTCGCCAGTTGACGCAATCCAGCGCAAAGCCGGCCGGATCGTCCCGATAGCGCGCCTGGAAACCGGCGTAGGTTGTCAGACTGGATGCGTCATCAACCCGGATCGGTCGCATCACCTGCTCTAAGCAGGCTTGCCATATCGGAGAGGATGGCCGCCTTGGCAGTTCGGTCTGTAACATGCGCCTCGATTGAGTCGCCGATGCGCTGGAAGAGCATCAGGGCCTCTTGCAGGGTCAACACCTGCTGCATTTCCACCATGCGCCGGCGCTCTGACTTGACCAAACGCTCGCGGCGGTCAAGGGCGGCGCCCACTTCCTGCCAGGCGAGATGGTCGGCCAGCCCACGCCGCGCAATCTTCTTCAGGCTGTCAATGGCCGCCACCATGCGCGGCACGTCGCTGCTATCCATGCCAGCCTGTAGCTCGGCGACCGCCTCTTGCACCCGGCGCCACGCCTCGCCCGATTCGCCGCTGTCCACACGTTCCAGCAGATCGCCCAGTCGGGCATCTACCAAGGCGATATCATCCCGCAACACCAACAGGTCGGGATCGCTCACCGCCTGGGCGTAACGCTCAATCAATCGGCCCGGCAGATGCTTGGAGTAACGGCCATGCTTGTATCCTGGATGCGCCGGACCTACCAAGGACTTGCCGCCATGGTGACGGCACAACTCCCGCCCCGTTACCGCATTGCCCTTGCAACGCTCGCCGGTGCGCTTGGAGGTCGCTTTGCATTGGGTCATGACACAGGAACCAGACGCACGCACAAAAAGCAGTCGCGCGCACAAGAAGTAGCGGCGCAACACAAAGTCACACTTGACAGTTTGGTTGTCATGTGATATAATTCAAGCATAGTAACATCCTTCCTTGAAACACCCAGGAGACCGCAATGATCAACCTCATTGAAACAAGCACCATAATCGCCGGGGACAACGGCAGCGGCCACCAAGACCGTACATCCTTCGATCCGGCCAAGCTGGCGGAACTGGCCGCCAGCATCCAGGCGCACGGGCTGCTACAGCCCATCACGGTGCGCCGCTTGGGGGAAACCGACCTCTTTCAGATCGTCGCGGGGGAGCGACGCTTCAGAGCGTGCGAAAGCCTCGGATGGCAGGAAATCCCGGCTATCATCGCCGATGTGACGGCGGAAGAAGCCGCCGCCCTGATGCTGGCCGAAAACACGGCCAGGCAGGACTTGGACCCGGTCGATGAGGGTCTGGCCTATCAGGTGCGCATCAAGCACCTCGGCTGGACAGTCGCCGACTGCGCCCGCAGCGCCGGCGTCTCAGAGGTGCGGGTGCAATTCCGGCTGAAGCTGCTGCGGCTTCGGCCCGACCTGCTCGACCTGGTCCGAACGGGAAATCTGGCGCTCGGCTATGCTCAAATCCTGGCCGACGCCAACCTGGACAGCAACCGCCAAATGATGGCCGTCGTCGCCTTGCGGGACAACCCGGCGCCTACGCCGGTGTGGTTCCGCAAGGTGACGGCGGAGTTGGTCACGCAGCAGGCGCAGGGCATCTTGTTCGACACCCTGCCCCTCTTCAGCGGCCAAGCGCCCGCAGCGCCCAACAAGACCGCCAAGCCCGCCGAACCGCCCACGCCCGCCACGGCGACGCCGCCGGCACACGGCGCCAACGCCAAGGAAGTCATCGGCAACCAGATGACCTTCTGGCGCCAAGCGGCGCAAGCCTGGGACGGCCTCGGCAAGCCGTTCAAGCGGCAGGAGTGCGAGGCCGCCGCACAGGCGCTCTCCTTCGTCTTTGCCGCACTGTAGGAGATACTACCATGGCCAAGACCACCAAGACCAAGGCCAAGACCAAGCAACACGGCGGCCCCCGCCCCGGCAGCGGACGGCCACCGGTTGCCGATCCCAAGCGCGCCGTCACTGTGACGCTGACGGCCGCGCAGATCGACCACCTGAGAACCCTCGGCGACGGCAACGTCTCCGAAGGCGTTCGGCGTCTCATTGAGAAAGGAACAACCATCCATGACACAACAGCTTGACCTTTTCGGCAGCGCAGCGCCGGCTGCGCCTGCACCGTACACCGTCAACCCAGATGGATGGAGCGTCAAGGGATGCTCCATCATCTATGCGCCAAGAGGCCAGGCTGGCGAATATGCCAAGCTGGCCACGAACCCTTATCGGGGATGCGGCCATGCCTGTGCTTATTGCTACGTCCCTGGCGTCATCAAGATGCGCCGGGAAGAGTTTGACGCCACCGCCACGCCGCGTCCCAACTTCCTGGACGCCCTGCGCAAGGATGCTCAGAAATACCAGGCTTGCGGCATCACCGAGCAGGTGATGCTCAGCTTCACGACCGACCCGTTCGGCCCGGTCGATGTGTCGCTGACCCGGCCAACCATCGAAATCTTGCAGGCGCACGGCCTGGGCGTCTGCACGCTCACCAAGGGCGGCAGCCGCGCCTTGCCGTTCCTCGACCTCTTCCGGCCAGAGCGTGATGCTTTTGCATCCACGCTCACAAGCCTGGATGACGCATTTAGCCTTAAGTGGGAGCGCCGCGCCGCGCTCCCTGGCGACCGGATCGCCACGCTGAAAGCTTTCCATGACGCCGGTATCTTCACCTGGGTCAGCCTGGAACCAACCCTGGACACGGAAAGCTCGCTGGCGATTATCGAACACACCCGCGGCTTTGTCGATCTGTTCAAGGTCGGACGGGCCAACTACCTGCCGATGACCAATACAACCGACTGGCGGGACTACACGCTGCGGGTCATTGATCTGTGCCAGCGCCTCGGCGTCCGGCACTACATCAAGCGGGACTTGCAGGGGTATCTTCCCGCCGGATACCCCAACCCGAAATACATCACACAGCATCACTGAAGGGTCAGCACTGCGGCGTAGTGGGTCATCTGCTTGTTGTAGCCGCAGTAATACCCCGTCCAGCGGGCCAGCGTGTATCCCACCTGGCCCGCTTTTTCTTGCAGCAACTCCTGGCAGACCGCCAGGTAGTTGGCGCGCAAGCTATTGCCATAACGCTCAGTCATCATCGCCATCGACGCTACGCCCCAACTGCCGCCGCCCAGCTTCAACTTCTGCAACAGCCCGTCATTGACCGCCAGCGCCAGCGTCGCCGGCCATTCCCGGTCTCGCCGGCTGAACAGCGCATCAATCACCGGCCACGGCTGGCCGTAGGGATCGAGGTCGATGAAGCTGAACGGCCATGCGTCCACCGCGCCGGCCGCGATGGCCTGCTCGCAATCTCCCTCATAGACGGCCCAGGTCGGGCGTTGCTGCGCCAGAAACGCCGCTTTGTCCGGGTCTTTCTCAAAGACTGCGCCCGGCGGCAGCGCGTGGTAGAGTTGCTGGTAGATATGGCCCCAGCCGCCGTGGGTCTCAAGCACCACCGGCGGACTGGTCAGTTCGGAAAGCAGCGAGCGCCGCAAGGCTGCTTTTTGCCTGAGAGTTGAATTGTCCTTCTGCGTCGGCTTGGCCATGATGCTCCAAAAAGAATTGGCAGATTTCCGTCAGCGCCGCGCCCCGGTTTTGGCTTCCCGTCGCTCGCAGCGCCCGCTCGAAGATGACCACCTGGTCCACGTACAACACCGGCTTGATCTGATGGCTCTTGTCGCCCAGGGCGCGCTGTCCGGCGCCCGGCTTGCCATCGCTCAGCGCCGTCTGCTCAACCATCGTCGCCAACTCCGCCGCCGCCAGCGCGCCGCCCGCGGCCAGCCTGGCCAGCGTCGTGTCCGTCTGGCGCACCTGCTCGGCCAGGGCGGCCAGGGCTTGCAGGTTGGGCGACGCGCCTTTGGCCAGTTCGTTGTCCGCCGCTAGGTAGGCTGTCACCTTGTGGTCTGGCCATGCGTCGGGCAGCCGGCGCGCGGCCAGATGTGTCCACCCCAGCCGGCGCGCGGCCAGCGCCACGCCATGCCCGGCCACAAAGCGGTCATGCCAGACAACCACCGGGCGCGGCTGGCCGAACAGGCGCAAGCTCTCCATCAGTTCCAGGATTTGATCTTCCGGGTGCTCGTTGTAGTTGTCGGGATGGTCGGAGTAGTCCGCAATGACAATGCGGACATCCGTGATCTCATCTGTGTTCATCGTCATCGACCGCCTCAATCCTGATTTCCACCCGTGGCTGTTTTACGTCAACTTCCGTCACCGTGCGCACCGACCGCACGAAGCGCCGGTCGTCGTCGGTCAGCAGCCAGGGGCGCAGCGCGTCGACGTAGAGCTTGGCGGGGATGTTGTCGGCGTCCAGCGGCATCCGGTCGAAGAAGACCGTCACCGTCACATCGACCGGCACGACGAAGGGCGTCGTCTGCTCCGGGTCAATCTCTGCACGCACGGCCAGGCGAATGCGCGCCACCTCGTTGCGGCGCTGCGTCCAGTGCTGGCCAGCATAGGCTTTGTTCCAGGACGGTGGGCGCTCGTTGGGCAGGACAAGGCAAACACCTTCTCTCATGCTGCGACCTCCGCGGGCTGTTGCCCGGATTGCGGGCACTTGCCGCCAGAGGGTGCGCTATGCTCAGAGAGACGCCCGGCGCTGGTCAGATCGACCACCTCGCCGCAGACTGAACACCGGCGCGTCTCTGGCAGCGCGGTCAGGTAGGCCAGATACACCCAGCCTCGCACCACGCCCCACCGGCGCCCGTACACGTCCGGCGCGTCCTGCGTCTCGAACGCTGTCCGATCCAGAAGCACGGCATCGACGCTGCTGTTGTCCGGCCCCAGGCTGTCGGCGTAGAGCGTCTTGTTGTCTGGCCCCAACCATCCCCCGACCCACGCGGGGGCATAGCCGGCCGCGTTGGCCGCCCCGGTCACGCACGCCAGGGCCTGCGGCGAGATGCTGGCCACAATGGGCGCGCTTGCGGCGCCGCTCTTGCGCAGGTTCAGGCTGCGCTCTGTGGCAACCCGAAACAGTCGATCACTCATGGGCAGCCTCCAAGTAAGCTATCTGGTCATCTATCTGCGCCAGTATGTCGGCCCTGGCGCTGGCGTTCAGCGGCATCAAACACAGCGCCGCGCGGTAATCCTGCGCCAGCACCAACGCCCGCCGCAACGGCGCCAGCGTCACCACGCAGCAGGTCGCCTCGTCGCGGTAGACCGTCGGCAAGCCGCAAACAGGACAGCGGGTCATGGGCGTTTGCCCTTGGCCAGACAGGCAAGGCACCACCACCGCCCGTCCCACCATCCGGCGCCGCGTGTTTGGTCCAGGATGCGCTCGCAGCGGCAGCAGGACGCACCGAGGGGCAGGGGGGGCTGTTGGTAATGGTCGTTGCTCGGCGTCGTCATCGCCAGAACCTCACATGGGCCGCATCGGCCCGGCGCGCGCCGGCTGGCGCTCGGCCAGGTAGGCTGCCCGCCTCAGCGGATCCCATAGCTCGCCGCGCTGCGGACGCCAAGGCCCGACCCACAGCGCTGCATCGACATCGGCTATCAAACCACGATCTGCCCGATAGGCGGCATCGGCAGACCAAGCGCAATCGGCCACAGCCACCAACACGTCGGGCAAGCCAGGGCGCACCAAGACGTAGCGCTCTCCCATGGCCGCGCAGTCTGTCACCGCCACATAGCCAGCGACAGCCGGATCGGCCCGCTCAGGGAAATGCGCCAGCACAGCCGGGAAGGCGGCGTGAACCACAATCAAGCCGGCCAACAGCGCAGTCTCAGACACCGCACACCTCGCCGCCAAATCCCGGATCACGCATAGCGCCTCGCGATGATCTGCTTGATCACCTGGACGCCCCGGTCGGCAGCCAGTCCGATCAAGACCGCCTGCCACCACACGTCAATCTCCTGCCCAGTGGCTTTCGCCGCGACCAACACCACCCCGCCCACCGCCAGCGAGGCCAACAGAAGCCGCAGACCTGGCCAGATGTGGGCGAAAATCTGCGATGCTGTCTCATTTAGCCCCCGCTGGCCGTTCTGCGGCGACGGCCAATTTCCAGCCACAGCGGCCAGTACTCAATAAGCAGTTGCGTCTCAGTGAGTGTCGGATTTTGCAGCCTGATTACCCAGGACGCAACCATCAAGGCAATCAAGACGATTATGGCTAGTATGTGTTTCATTTCACCTGTGGGGTGAATACCCTTCGGGGCGGGGCCATGTCACCCCGCCCCACGCTCGCGGCTGTCAAGTCGCCAGATTTACACTGGTCACGGCGCGGAGGACGCCGGAGCCGTTTGCCCTGCCAGTCGCCCATGAAACGCAAACACTGCCTGTCACTCGGCCTATCGCCCAGCCTTGTTGATCGTCATTTCACCAGCCAGCGCCGTAACTGTGACGGCTGGCTGTCGAGCGCGCGGGCTTCGCTTTCGGCCCGCGTCAGGTACACTTGCAGCGCCTTGGCGATTGCGCCCAGCACCAGCACCAGCGCCGGTATCCACCATTCGCTGCTGACGCCCTCAGCGCCGGCCGCTACGAACTCCAATGCCGCAATGAGCGCTGCAATGAGCGCCAAACTAGCCACGTTCGGAAATTGCATGTGTGTCCTCTTTCGCTGCGGGTGTGAACCGCTTGGCTTGTTCCAGCCGATACAGCCGCGCCCAATCGCTCAGTATCCAGCCCTCGAAGTCAAGCAGGCTCAGCTTGGCCGCGTCAGCCGCTTCGAGTAGGGTGGCTACCGTCGCGTCGTCAACCGCTACATGGTGGATGGTTCGGTGTGTCATGGGTGTGTCCTCAGAACGCGAAAACCGGGCGCAGCGGTATCAGTCCGGCTGCACCCGGCTCGATTTCAAGTATAGCACGAAAAGCGTCGTGTGTCAATAGGGAGTTTGCCGGGGAAGGATGCAGCCTCCCCCGGCCCTGTCGGTTGTCAGTCGTTTCGCCCGGTGTCACCTCCTACGCCAGTATGAGCGCCACTGCCAGGCCCAGCAGTGCGGCCAGCAGCAGCGCAATGAGGATGATTGCAACGTTGCGGATCGTGTGCGTCATGGAATTACCTCTTTGCCTTGCACACCCACAGCGGCACGGCCACGCGGCCGCACATGCAGGCTTGCTTGCGTGCGTTGCCGGTCAGGTAGCACGTTGGCGCTTTCGCGGCCGGCAGCGTTGTCGCCAGCACGAGCGCCAGCGCCACAGAATAAATCAAGCAATCGCGGCTTGGCCGTCACGGTAGCACCTCCTCAGTGCCGTATTCGCCCGAAAGCTCGGTTATGCCTCGCGTCTTGCCCCACCCTGTGCTGCGCATCCACAGGGTGTCGGCCCATGCTTTCGCCACGCTGCGTTCCATGCGCAGCGCAGCGCAGCGCACTTCTCGCGGTGCCACACTACCCATTGCCCCGCAACGATGCGCTTGACATATTGGCGGTGGGGGATGTCGGGTAGTTTGCGGTAGACGATGGAGGTCATAGTTCGATCATCTCCGCTTCTTGTGCTGCCCAGGAGAACAAGTCTACGGTGGTCATGTCGCTTTCAGCCGCCTTGAGATTGCGCACACCAACCTGCCAGTATTCGGGCTTGAGTTCCACGCCAACAAAACACCGCCCCAGCCTGATAGCCTGATCGCCTGTGCTGGCAATGCCACCGAACGGATCAAGCACCAATTCACCTGGATTTGTCCACAGGCGGATGCACCGCTCGATGGTGCCGAGCTGCAACGGGCAAATGTGGCGCTCGTCGTCATTGCCACGGGCTGCCATCCATCCTTGCAGCGTGTCGCTCTCTTGGATACCGTACCACGTCGCCCAAGCGCCCCACTCTGCGCAGCGGTCTTTTTCGTTGGGCCAGGTCGGGTTAGCCAGATCGATCCACTCGTCGCCAGTCATGCCACCGACCACGGGCTGCTGATTGTCGCCTGGCTTGCGGAATTTGAGAATGTAGTCAGGCAAGGCGGGCCGCAACCATGACCGGTCGCGTTGCATCTGGCTCATGGTCAGCGCCTTGCTATGCGTGCGAATTGACTGGGCCTGTTGGTTCTTGTCGATGGGGATACGGGCATCGAAAATCCAACCCCGCTCTTGAAACAGTTTGATGACATCACCCGAAAAATCCTTGAGGCCGATGTAGCCATCTCGCACCATCATGGCAGGAACGTCTGCAACGTGTACGGCGCAGATGCGGCCAGGGCGTGTCACCCGGAACAGGTGATCGATGATGTAGCCAAAGTGCTCGTTAAACTGGTCAACGTTGCGGCTGTTGCCGAGGTCTCGTTCGGTCGGGCTGTAGGTGTACAGCGACTGGAACGGCGGGCTGAACACAGACAGGTCAATGCTAGCATCCTGCAATTCTGCCAAGCGCTCTACACTGTCACCCAGCATGTAGCGCCAGTTTGCGCCGGTCGCTACGCCAGTCTGGTAAGTCCACCCGTTAATGTCGCTGTCGCTATGCAACTCTGCGACTTCGTACTTCTGAACGTGGTCAATCAGCTTAGCTGCCATAGTTCGTGCCTGCTCCTCTTTGCGCATGATGTTAGCGTAGATTTGATCTTCGATGTCGGCCAAGACGATGTAGACATTGACCGGGTGTTGTTGCCCAAAGCGATACTCGCGCCGGATACACTGGTAGTAGTCCTCCCAGCTATCCGACAAACCAACAAACGCCATGTTGTGAGCGTTCTGGAAGTTAAGGCCAAAGCCTGCAATGCTGGGCTTCGTAACCAACACCCGGACGCTGCCATCCTGAAACGCCTCGATGGTGTCTGTTTTCTTGTCAATACTGTCAGAGCCTTGCACGTTGACAGCGCCAGGGATTTGCGATGCAACGTCATTAGCTTCTGCGTTCAGACCACACCACACGATCCATTGTTCGTCGCTGGCGTTGACCAGTTCGGCCACCGCTGGCACCCTGACCGATACCGTTGCCTGCCGCACTTTCGATCTGTCACCAATGCCCTTCAGACCGGAGAAGAATAGCTGGTCATCGGGCGTGTAGTCGGAGCGCACATAAACCGGCTGGATGTTCAGCGGCGGGAGATTGTAGCCTTCGTCACTGTGGCCCAGGTCACTTGGCTTGCGCACGAACATACCCCAGCTTGCCATCCAGCGGTAGAACTTCTCCTCGGCGTGTCGGCGCAGGTTCCATTGCTGGCGTGCGCCCTTCTTCTTCTGCCCGGTCACGGCATCTTTCGGTTCCCGGTGGACAAAAAACGTTGCTTGCATCTCGACGTGGGACATGATGCCCAAGAACTCGGCGTGTTGCCCGATTTCAGCATCATCGTTCGGGGCTGGGGTTGCTGTGCCGCACAATCGATACGGGGTATCCGCAAACATAGCAGTCAACTTCTGGCGGGTCTTGCCTGCCAGGTTCTTGAGGATGCTGCTTTCATCCAACACTACGCCAGCAAAGGCGGCAGGGTCGAAATGGTCTAGCATCTCGTAGTTGGTGATGTTGACGCCGCTTGTCACTTCGGACTGGTCACGAATATAGCGCACGTCCAGATCGATGTTGTGCGCCAGTCGCACCGTTTGACGGGCCACGCCCAGCGGAGCCAGGATAAGCACAGGCAATCCCGTATGCTGGCTGACGTGCTTTGCCCACTCGCACTCCATGTATGTCTTGCCTAGGCCGGTATCGGCGAAGATGGCTGCGCGTCCCTTGCGCAATGCCCAAAGCGTCAGGTCGCTCTGAAACGGCTTGAGAAACGGATGAATGCTTGCAGGGTCAATTTCGATACCGTTGCCGCGGTAAACGATTGACTTCTGCGCCAAAAACTTGCTGTATGCGTCCACGATTGCCTCCTTAATTCTCTGCGTCATGGCAAGTCACCATGACGGGTTATCCTTCCGCGCCTTCTCTGCCACGGCCAGCACCACGAGCAGCACGGCGCACACCGTCAGCCCGCCCGCCGCTATGCCATCGGCGTGGGCCATCACCCACGGCCCGTAAGCCGCGATGAAGCGCTCAATCAGCCAGCCGACGATAGACACTATACCGCACAGCGTCATTAGCAGCGCAGTCCACACGAGGCAGGCTAGGCGGTTCATCGGGTCGCCTCCCATGACGCCGCGATTTGTTCCAGCACTGCCGCGCCGTTTTCGTCGCTGTCGTCGCCATAGGCAAAGACCCATGTCGGCCACTCCTGAATGATTTGCGTTAAGATAGCGTCTAGCTCGCCTTGCGTCGGTTCACGCCCGTCAATCGAAAATGACAATTCAATCGTCGCTGTGTGGTTCATCGGGTTGCCTCCTGCGCTGCTGCGCCTGTCATATCGCCAACTCCTCGTCTACCGTGCCGCTACTCAACGCCCGTTGGCAGGTTGGGCAGCATGGCGCAATGACGAACCGCACCACAACACGCTCAGGCTTCGGGTACCAGACAACCGTCTTGCCGTCGAGGCGTTCAACGGTTGAGCCAGGGGGAAAATGGGATAAGTCGGGAGTGGTAGTCATAGGGTGGCTCCTTGGTAGATGTCTGCCAGCCGAAAATACTCAGGTTGCATGTACTGGTCAAAAGCTCCGGTCGCGCCCATCGTGTTTTTGTCCACCTGAACGTGGACGGTATTGCTATAGCTGCCGTCGTCGTCGCGGTCGCGCTTGAGAAGCACAACCAGATTGGCCTTGTCGGATTTTGCGGCGCTTCCTCCCATGTCGTTGCGATCCATCTTTTGCCAGTCTGTCTCCTTCCCGGCTTTTTTCATCTGCGCAACCATCACGACCGGAACCTCATTGCTCTCCGCAAATGTCTTCAGCCGCTCCACATCGTCGCCTTGACGAGCGTAGACGTTTTGGCCGAACAGCGCCACCTGGCGTGTACTCGCAGCCGCTTTTTCCAGGTAGTCAATCACAACCACGTCGCAGCGGCCATCAGCGTGAAGCTTGCTCAATTCCTGGACGGTGCGCTCCATCGTCCAGCCGGGCGTGTGGAGATAGGTGATCTCACCATCCCACGCCAGCAAGCGGGGCCGCACCTGGCGTACCGCGTCACGTTGCGCCATCGTCATCATGCCGCTTTTCAGCGTCCGAACCAAGATGCTGGTATGGCGCGCCGTGCGCCTGTCCATCATCAGCGCCCGGTTTAGCTCGTAGTGGACAAAGACAACTTTCAACCGCCGTGACGCCCAATGCTCGGCCAGGCATTCAACGACAATTGTCTTACCCTGTCCGTCCGGCGCAGCGATGGATGCCAGCATACCCGGCTCTAGCGGGTCGATCAGGTTGTTCCATGACGCCCAGGGCCAGTCAACCAGGCGGCGCTCGTTGACCGGAAGCTGCGCCAGCGCGTCGCGTTTCTCAAGCAACGCATCGTACCAGTCGAAGCTGTCTTTCCATGCCATCGCCGCGTTTTCATCTCCACCGCCTAAACGCGCGATCTGGCGCTGTAGCCATTCTCTGATCTCGACTGGCTCCACTTCCGCAACAACGCGTTGGAGCAGTTCGCGGGCGAGAACGTCATATTGTACAAGTTCCGGGTTCAAAATAGTTCCTCCGTCTCGCGTCGTTCCCGGCGCACTTCCTGGCCCGTCGCGATGTCGGTGTAAATCCATTCAGCACCGTCAAGTGATGCGCTCCTAATCAGGCCAGTCTGGGGCTTTTTCTTGGCGGGGTCGGTGCCGTTTTTACCCTGCGTCGTTGGATGCCCGGCCGCAAGCCAGCTCTCCAGGACGGCTTTCATGTACTGCCAACTTGGACGCTTGGCCTTGTCCACAGTCTCAGTAATCGCCAGCGCCCACCAGTTCAGCGCATCGCGCTTTTTGAGACGCTCCATGTAAACGACTGCATCGGGGTAGCTGGCAGTCGGGAACATACCAAGAACAGCTTCCCATTGCCTGATTAGTCCGGCGTTGTCGTCGTTGTTGGTATCGATACCGCGGATACTATCTGTATCTGTATCTGTATCTGTATCATAGCGCGATTCCAAATTACCTATCGATACGGTATCGATACCGTATCTGGAAAGATACTCGCGCTTCAATAGGGTATCTGGTAGCATCGAAATGTCCTTGTCAATCCGCTTTTTCACCAGCGGGCTTGACGTTGCCTGATGCTCGCGCATTTTGATAACCCACACTGTGCCGTTCAGGTACCGCACCTTCCCATCGCGCTCAAACGCTTGCAGCAATGCCGTGATGCGATCCGGCTCTATGCCGGTCTCATTGTGGATCGTTCGCAGCGGCAATTTGTAGATGCCCGCTACTGATGTGTGCGCGTTGGTGAATAGATAAATCCACAGGAGCTTAGCATCGGGCTGGAGTTCCATGAACCATTCGTCTTGCGCCCACATGGACACCTTGACACTGCGGTAATCCGCCATCTCTATTCTCCGTTTTCCTGGTCTTGCCGCATCAACGCGGCCAGCCGGTCAATCTCTTCCTGAGTGAAGCGGCGATGGTTGCCGACTGGCAGAACCAACGGCTTGGCGATGCCTGCCTTGTGCCACCGGCGCAAGGTGTCCGGGTGGACGCCCAGCCTCTTGGCCGCTTCTGCGATTGCGTAATGGGGTTTATCGTTCATGTTGTGCATATGTTAGCGTACCTTTGCTGTATTGTCAAATTCCTACTTGCGGCTGGTCCCACGGCCAGGCATCCAGGGAGTAACGAGGTCGTGCCATAGGTCGTGATGGTACTGGCACAGGTCAGCGGTGTATGTGCTCCACTGACCCCACGCGGGTTTAACTTCCTCGTGGCTTGAAAACATCTGCGGGAAGAAGTGATGCACCTGCGCGCCCAATTGCCCACAGATGGCGCATGACGCGCGGTAGTCTTCCCAAATTGGGATATCGTCGAGCGTGTACCTGCTCCCAATGATTTTGCGGACGGTATCGTGCTTCAACCATTCGCCGGGGTTGGGCGCTGTTTGGCAGGCCGTACAGCGCCAGGCAATCATGTTCGCGCCTCCCGCGCTGATTGTCCTGCGCAGGAGCACCTGATCGGCCTTGCCGCAGACGGGGCAAACTGGCTTGGTCATTTTGGCTTTCCAGCAGCGCGGAAAGCGCTCCGCAGTGTTGCCGTGATCTCAGCCTGCTCTAGCCCAGCACTCAGCGCCGCAGCGGTCAAGGCGTCCTCAATCTCAATCTGCGATAGTTCGCCGGTGCCGATGAACCTGGCCAGGCTCCAGCACGCCTTGTTAAGCGTGTCGTTACGCGTCCCGCTGGGCGCAGACCGGACGGCCTCGACTTCGTTGCGAAGCGCGGCGGTCGTGTACCGGTCATTGGTCGCCACAGCGCCAGCCCGTGCATGGCGCGCCAGTTCCTTCCGGCCCGTCTCCTGATATTGTCCGATGACGCGTTTTAACGTCGCCAACGGCAAAACGTTGTCCAACATCTCGATCTCGCACCTGAGCGAACCATAGAAGAAACGTGCGGCGTCCTTGCACTGCCTGTCGGCAGTGCCGAATAGCCACAGCAACGCCGCGGCGCTCAGCGCGTAGTTTTGCGCCTGCTGGATCGGGGTATCCAACAAAAAAACCACACGCGCGCGGGGAGCGGTGGGCGTGTGGCTGGGGGTTGTGTAGATCATGGAGGCGAACTTGCCGATGAACTGCGAACTCCGCAGCGTCTCCAGGCTGCTGGATTGATCGCCGTTGTCGAAGTCGAGTCCGATGTGCTGGCCACAGACGAAATTGGCGGTCGTGCGCCAGTTGTCCTTGTGCCAGGTCGTGAAAGCGTGGCCGTCGTACACCTGACGGGCCAGGTCAAAGGCCGTCACGTCACGATTGACGAACGATGCATTGAACCCGCGCCAGTCGGGAGAACCGGGCGGGATTTTGTGATCCAGCGCCCAAGAGGATATCGCCACGCGGTGGGTTGCCATCCTATTCCTCCGTCTTGAGGATGCTAATTGGATCGACACCCAACGCGGCTGCAATCTCGCTTACCGTGCTCAGTGACGCATTCCGTCCGTTGAGCGCGTTGTAGATGGTCTGCCGTGTGACGCCCATCCGCTGGGCGATCTGCGGAATTGTCATATCGGAGTCGATCAGGGCAATTCGGATTTTGCGCTTGTCTAAGCGCAGGATGGGGGGGTATGTGTTGGTGCTCATAGTTGTAGTATACACGTGTTGTTGTCAATTGTCAAATTGCCGTTTGCAGTGTTAAGCCAAATTTGACAATATCCATAGAGCATGTATAATAGGAAACATCAGCAGCGCAACGAGCGCAGCACAACCCTCAAGGAGACGCAACCATGAACGATAGCATTAGCTCTACCAAAGCCAGAGAAATTGACATAGAATGGATGAAGGCAGGGATGCCCACCGATGGCCT